AGAGCAGCACGGTTGGCATGTCGCGCAGGTTGCCGTCGGCATCCTTGGCGCTGATGCCGAGTTTTTCCAGCGCGTCGGCTGCTGATTTGGGTGGGGCGCTGAGGCGGCCCAGGATGGCGCGCAGTGCGGTACCGCCCATGCTGCCCTGGATGCCCGCGTCACCCAGCTTGCCGGCCATGGCGGCTACGGTTTCGATGTCTTGCCCCACGCTCGCTGCTACGGGGCCGGCATACTTCATGGTTTCGCCGAGCATTTGCAGGTTGGTGTTGGAGCGGGTGAAGGTGCCCACCAGCACGTCACCGAGGCGGCTCATATCGCTGGCTTTGAGGTTGAAGCCGGTGAGGATGTTGGAGGCGATATCGGCGGTTTCAGCCAGTGCGCTGTCGCCTGCTTTGGCGACGTTGAGCATGCCCGGCATGGCCGCCATGATGGCTTTCGGGTCAAAGCCCGCCATGGCCAGATAGCCTTGGCCCTGGGCGGCATCGGTGGCGCTGAACATGGTGTCGGCACCGAGCTGACGCGCCTGAGCGCGCATGGCGGCCAGTTGAGCGTCGTCACCTTGCAGGCGGGTGAGTGCCTGCACCTTGCTCATGTCGGCATCGAACTGCATGCCGGGGGCCATCATCTGCGCGCCGGCATAGAGAATACCGCTGCCGGTGGCCAGCCCTGCCGCGCCGCTGCCGGCCATGCTGCCGGCTAAATCCTGGCTGCTTTCGTACTGTGCTTTGGCGTTGGTCAGTGCCTTTTGCTGCGCGGTGACGCGCTTGAGGCGGTTTTCTTGCTGGGTGAGCGCCTGGTTGGTGGCGCTGATTTTGCTGCGCAGCTCGCGCTCATGCTGGCCGAGGTTGCGGGTGCTGATGCCGGCAGCGGTAAGTTTGCCGCGCAGGCCTTGCAGCTCGCGCTGTTGCTCGCTGTGCTTTTGCTTGAGGTTGGTGGCGTCACGGATGGCCGCCTTGTAGGCCGCCTGGTTCTTGCGCATTTCCGTGGTGTTTGCCGCGTGTTGATAGCGGAGGTCTTTGACCTTTTGCTGAGCGGCTGCCAGCGCGTTGCCGGTTTTAACGGCCTCGCTTTTAAGTGCGCGAAAACTGGACACGTCGCGCTGCTGGGCCTGCAGGCCCTTGAGTTCAGCGCGGGTGTCTTTTAGCGAGCGGCCAAGGCCGACGCTGCTGTTGGCCATGGCGCGTAGGGGGCGGCTGGCGCGATCCAGCGCGGTTAGGCCAACCCGTAGCAGTAGATCACGCGCCATGCATGCGCTCCCATCGTTCGCGGGCGCGCTCGCGCCATTCAATCAACTCGGTGAGGGTCATGGCATTCATTTGCTCAGGCCCCCAGTGGAAAACCATGGCGATATCGGCCATGGCGTCGTCTATGCAGTGGGGGAACCCGGCTCCGTCGCGGCTTCCTTCTTCTGCAAAAAAGCGGCAATGGCATCCGCGCAGCCCAGCAGGTCGGCCGGTTCCAGGGCGGCGACTTGTTGCTCGGTGAGGGTGGGCTCGCTGATACGCGGTACCAGGCGAATGGTGGCGTTGACGTCGCCGTTGAGCAGGTCGAGCAGTTTGAGGCCGCGCAGTTCACCGGCGGCTGGCTTGCGCAGGCGGATGCTGGTGTGTTCGCTTTCGCCATACTTGATTGGCGTTTCCAGGGTGATCGGGTCGCTGTAGGCGGGTTGCTTCATGGGTGTTCTCCTTGGTGATGGGTGAGCCGGTACCAGCGGTACCGGCGCGGGGGGTTAAAGGCCGATGGCTTTGCGGTGCTCGGCGAGCATGTCTTTGCCGTTGACGAAGAAGACGAAGTTGAGCAGGTCGATCTCGATTTCGACGTTGCCGTCGATGCTCAGCTTGTAATAGGTGCAGACGGTGGTGATTTTCTGCTCGGTGTCTTCGCCGGGTTTGGCGTCGCCGAAGTCGATCTCTTCATGGCGACCACGGGCGATCACTTCCACGGCGCTGACTTCGCCGGTGTCGTCGCGCTGGATGGAGCCAGCCCAGCGCAGCATGACGCCGTCGGCTTTGACCATGCCGTATTGGCGCAGCAGGGTTAGATCCCAGCCGCCCATGGTCCAGTCGAACTGGATGCCGTCGTCACCGTGGCCGAGGTCGACCTTGACGGGGCCGTCCATGCCGCCTGCGCGGAAGTCTTCGAGCTTGCGGCTGAGTTTGGGCAGCGTGACGCTGGGGCATTGGCCCACGTAGCTGACGCCGTCGTTGAACAGGTTCATGTTCTTGAGCTTTTTGGGCAGGGCCATGGCTGGGCTCTCCTGGTGTTTGGTGCGGCGCGGCGGTTAGGCCGCGCGGGGCAATGGGTTAGGCGTTGACGCGGCTGGCGAAGTCGACCAGGAAGCGGTCGGTGATGCGCTGGCGCAGGGTGAGGTCTTCCAGGGGCGGCACGGGGGTGTAGTCGTAGTCGATGAACAGCTTGCCGGCCTTGAGGGTGTCCTTGTCGTTGGCGGCCTCGTCGTACCAGCACTCGCCGCCGATGAGGTATCCCAGGCGGCTCAGCTCGCGCATTTTGGCGTTGATGCCTTCGACGATGTCGCGCACCAGGGACGGGTGCATGGGCTTATCGACGGCCCAGAAGTGCGCCTCGGCCATGGTGTCGGCTAGCACCTGGGCGGTGCGGGTGTAGTTCTCAAAGGCAAACAGCGGATCGGCGCTGCAGGTGCGCGAGCCCCAGAAGCGGAAGCCCTCGCGGCGGATCAGGGTGGTGACCTCGCCAGCGTTGAGCAGGCCTGCGTCGGTGGCTGGGTTTTGCAGATCCCAGTACACGTCTTTGCTGAGGCCGGTGACGCCGTTGACCGGGACGTTGGACAGGGTTTTGTGCCAGCCCACTTGCTGGTCGAGCTTGGCGCGCAGGCCAAGGGCGCGGGCGACGGCAGCGGCGGGGGCATTGGCGTTGGCTGTGGTGTCCCACGATACGAAGTCGGGCCAGATGAGCATCAGCTCACGCGCGCCGAAGTTCTCGCGGTAGGCCAAGGCCTCGGAGACGGTTTGCGCGCCAAAGCAGTTGGCGTAGGCAAAGCCGCGCAGCTTTTGGGCGATGGCCACCAGCTCGGTTGTGACGGCGTTGGTGTCCAGCCCCGGTACACCGAGGATGCGCGGTTTAACGCCCAGTTGAGCCTCGGCGGCGAGCAGGGCTTTCATGCCGGTGTATTGGCCGCTGGCGGTTACGCCACCGACGATTTTGGAGGTTTGGTCGGCTTGCTTGGCGGCATCGTCTGCGCCTTCGCCGTCGGCCACTCGTACCACGACGGTGACGGGGCTGGCTTGGTCGGCGATGGCGTCCAGCGATTGCGCCAGGGTGCCCAGCTCGCCAGCTTTGCCAGAGGCGCGCAGCACGTCGGTGAGCAGCACCGGGGTGTTGAGTGGGAAGACCGTGGCGTCGGCATCGCTGCCGGTGCAGACCATGCCCACCACGGCGGTGGAAACTGTGCGGATGGGGCGGGTGCCGTTGTTTAACTCAAGGACTCGGACGCCGTGATGGTATTCAGTGGACATTGGGTGGCTCCTGCGGGGCGCGGTGCAGATCAGTGAGCCTTGAGGGTGACGCGCGCGCGCGTATTGATACAGGCGCGGGCGTTGTTGGTACGGGGCTGAAAACGTAAGGCCAGCGGGCACAAAAAAGCCCCGACGTGCGGGGCTTGAAAAGTGACCATTGTGAGCAGGTGCGCGGGATGGTCAGGCGTTGTTGCCGATGCCCGCCACAGCGGCCTCGATGCTGGCGATGGTTTCGGCGGCGATATCCTGCGCCTGCTCGACATTGCCGGCAGCCATGGCGGCACGGATCAGCTCCTTGGCATTCAGGCGCACAGTGCGCAGTTGCACCAGGGCGGCGTTGTACTGCGCCGCCTCGGCCAGAATGCTGTCGGCTGCTTGCTGGGGCGTGCGGCCATTGATGGCCCAGGCAGCGACCATGGGCGGCACCGTGCCTTGGTAGCTAGCAGCGGCAAAGGCTTGAGCCTCGGTGGCGGCGTTGGCGTACTCCACGGCGCGCAGCGGGTCACCCGCTACGGCACGGCGGGCAGCGTCGGCGGCAGTGTCTACTGATTGGCACAGTTGCGCGGATAAGGCGATGCGGTTGCTGGCCTGCAGGCCAGCATCAAAGGCCCAGGTGTTGCCTGTCCAACTGTGATCTGCAGATGGCCGTGGCTCGGTTGTGAGGCCGCTGGGCAGCTCGCCCAGCTCGGTGTGTTGCTGCTCTGCGCCAGTAGCGGTGCTGTAAACCGTGCCGCGATGATCGGCCAGTTGCTGAGGCTGGCCGTCTACCAAAGCCCATACCTTTCCCAATACGGGGTTGGCCAGCTTTTTGGCCACCTGTATGGCGTTTCCCGGTACTTGGATGCCAATGCCGGGGATAACAGGAAGCTCGACCGGGCCTGTGAGAACGCCCGCGTTGTCTGCGATGTAGGTGTGCATGGTGGGTTCCTCAGATCAGTTTGATGCGACCGGGATAGGCGATGTTGCGGGGGCGGGTTTCTGTGCCGCCGGCGGCAGCGGTGGTGTATGCCGAAGATGTCTGGTTATCGGTGCGACCGACATCGTTAGAATTTGGCGTTGCGCTGGTTTGAAGGTTGTTGAATCCGGACCCTAAAGAGTGGACGTGACTTTTAAAAGCGTCGTCTTGGCGGCTGCCAGAGACACGGCCAATATCAACTCCGCGACCTTCATCTGACGCGCGAAGAAATTCAGCACGTACATCGGGCGATCGGGTGGTCGTAGCTCCGTCACCTCTCGTCCAGCAGCCCATAAAATTTGCCCGATTGGCATCATCGACCAGCATGCCGCTGGCTTGGGCGTGATCCCAAATCCACGGCCAGTCTGCGCGGACAAAAAGCACGCCATGAGGCAGGCCATAGCCGCCTGGCTGGATGGCGGTTGATGTTTCAAAGCTCAGGCGGCCAAGCGGCGAATCATCGCGCCGGGCAACAGGCCACCAGCCGCCTTCGCCGTCACTGCGTAGGTGCCACCAGTCGCCAGCGCCCATCAGGTACAGGAAGCCGTACCCAGCTCCATTGAGGTGGGTGTGAAACTTGATTTTATCCGTACCGGATGCCTGAACTTTTGCGCGGTTGCCGGTGTTATCCGCCCGGCGAAGCAGTAGGTCACGCACGCCGAAGACGGCATCGTTGACTGGCAGGGTTAGCGTGCGGTCACCAGCTGTGGCGTCCAGCACGATCACACCCTCATGGCCGACTGTGAGGAGGGTGTTTGCGTTGAGATTGGTGAAGGCACCGCGCAGCTGGTACTGCTTGTGCGGATCGGCTGCGTCCAGGTGCTGCACCATGATGGCGTCGGCATAGGCCCGCGTGGCCAGCACCACACTGGGGTCGATCTTGAGCTGCACGGCGGTGGTGCTGCTGACGATGAGCACCATGCGCAGCACTTGGGTGCGGCCAGAGCCTTCGGCTAACTCGGGCTTATAGCTTGGCGGGCAGTTGCTGACGGCGATCAGTGCCCCTGCGGCGTCATATAGGCCTATTTCGCGCAGCCAGTAGCCGCCCTCAGTTTCCGGGATCACCAGTTCGGCGATGATCTGGCTGCTGTTGAGCGGGTCAGTGGTGAGGCTGTTGAGATCGGCCCGGTAGCGTTCGTTGACCAGTGCCGTTTGGCTGCGGTTGGGCGTGGGCAGGTTGCCGTTGCCGTCGCCCACGGCCATGCGGCTGATCTGCAAGGGGGTGCCAAGGGCGGTGGCGTTGGCCAGTTTGGCCTCGCCCACGGCGGTGAGGATGGCGTAGTAGGTTTGGCTCATGGGTAGACGCTCATGGTGTCGATGGAATGCTCAGCCCCGCCGAACAGCAGCGCCGGGCTGCTCACTTCGATAGGGCCGGGGGCGTAGGGGTAGACGGTGAGGGTTTCGCCATCCACGGCGGCTACGCCGAGGTGCACGGTGCCTCGGGCTTCCAGGCTGATGGCCAGGGCGATCAGGTGGCGGCTCAGCGGTTTGGCGTCGTCGATCAGCAGCACCAGGGATTCGTACATGTCCTCGGTGATGCCGCTGTCGAGCACGCCGATGTCCAGGGCGAAGGTGGCAGGCACGCCTTCTGGCACCCTTTGCCACCACTCAATCACGCGGATGAGGTAGCCAAGCGGCTCCACCACGCGGCGCAGTGCGCCGATGGTGCCTTTGCGGGAATGGACGAAGTAGGCGGACTTAATGACCTTGCGCTTGGTGGCCTCGGACCAGGACTCCTGCCAGCGATCCACCGAGAAGGCCCACGCCAGATAGGGCAGCAGGGCCACCGGGCAGCGGTCGGGGTTGATCAGGTCACGGATGGGCACCGGGACGCGCTCGATCTGGGCGAGCGCTTGGGCCGCCAATACTTCCAGTTGGCGGGCATTGGGCGGCAGCAGGCGAGTCATGCCGCACCTCCCTGTGCGGCACCCTTACGGGCAGCCTGCGGCTGTGCGCTTTTGCAGTCCTGCAAAATCGTCATGCCTGCGCCCCGATGCTGACGGTGATGCCGGTGCAGTACGCCGCCTGAGCGGTGGTTGGGGTGATATCCACCCAGCCCTGCAGGCTGACTTTGCGCACGCCCTCCACATGCAGGGCGGCATGGATGGCGGACTCGGTGACCTCAACGCCCAGGCGGCGGCGCTGTTGCACGTAGGCGGTGAGGCGGGCCTCAGCGGCGGCGCGGATGGGTTCGGCCTCGGGGCCGGTGGTGGCCAGGTGCAGCAAGGCGGTGACGGCGTAGGGCAGCACTTGGGCCGATTGCACGGTGAGGCGATCGCCCAGCGGTCGGCGGTCTTCGTCGCTGAGGTAGGCGTTGACGATGGCGCGCAGCTCGGGGCTCACGCTGCCGTCACCCAGCAGCCCTTGCACGGTGACCACGACTACGGCAGGCGATGGGCTTTCAGCGGTGGCGTCGGCAATGCGGCCATCGGCACTGCGCGCATGGAAGATGTAAGCGTTGCGCGGGCCTGCCGTGCTCAAGCCTTCCCACGCCATTTGCGCGCGTTCGCGCAGGCTGTCGTCGCTTTCGTAAACCGCTGCCACGGGCGGCACGGCGTTAGGGTTGGCCGGGGTTACCAGCAGCCTTTCGACGTTGACGTTGGCGGCGCGTTGCTCAAGGTCAGGGCCTTTGGCTTTGGCCAGCAGTGTGGCCAATGCGGCCTCGTTGACGCGCTGGCGCAGCAGGGTTTCGCGGTAGGCGCTCTCCTGCAGCAGCTTGGTAACGGGCTCGGATTCCAGGGCGAGGGTGGCGGCCACGGCGGCTTGCTGCTCGACGGGGTGCAGGCTGATGAAGTAGGCCTTGCGCTCGGCGAGCAGTGCTTCGTAGTCGATGGCCTCAACCACTTGCGGGTCGGGCAGTTGTGCCAGATCGATGGGGGTGAAGGTCGTCATGCTGTGGCTCCCAGGCTGAGCGGCACGCGCAGGTTAAGGGGCGCGTTGCTGTCGACCTCGGTGCCTTCAAGGTCGAGCACGGCTTGGCCGGGTTGATCACCCAGGAACAGTTGCACGCGGGTGAGGCGGATGCGCGGCTCCCAGCGCATGAGGGCCATGGCGGTGGCGGCGTAGGCCTGCAGGCGCGTGGCGGCGTTGGTGGGCCAGTCGATCAGATCCGGCAGTTGGCTGCCGTATTCGCGGCGCATGACGCGGGTGCCAATGGGCGTGGTGAGAATGTCGGCCACCGACTGGGCCAAGTGGCCAGCAGCGGTGAGTGTGCGGCCTGTTTGGGCGTTCATGCCGATCATGGGGTGGGGCCTCCCGTTTTGGCACTACCCGCTTGCACGCCGCTATGGCGGTGGTTGACCAGGCTGATGCCGGCGGCAATCACGTCTTCGCTGACGGTGACTATGCCGGTGACGTTCTGGTCGCCCTGCTGGGTGTAGTCGCCGATATGGTTGATCGGCCCGGTGATGTTGATACCGCCGGTGCTGGTTATATCGGTGATGCCGCCCTCTGGCAGGGTGGCGCGCAGGTGGTGGGCTTCGCTGTCGTATTCGATCACCGCGCCGTCGCGGTAGGTGCGGCGGTGGAGGGCTTCACGCTCGCCGTTGGCGGGGATGTGGTCGCTAAAAAGGCCGGTGATGGCCACGCCCTGGGCGAGGATGCCGGATGGGCTGAGCAGGATGACTTGCTCGCCTTCTGTGGGCGGGTCCCATTCGCGGTCGGCTCCGGCGCGCAGGGCGAGCCAGGGCAGCCAGGTGGTGGTGAGGGTGCCGGTTTTGACCTTTACGCGGGGCGGCTGCATCTGTACCGCTGCGACTGTACCGAAGCGGATGAGGTTTTCGAGCAGGCGGGCGAGGTCGGTGATGTTCATGCCGTTGATGCTGCCCCGCGCGCGCGAGTGGCGCACGGCGCGAGGTTTGTCAGGGTGGGGCAAACAACAGGCGGCTAGGGAATGAGGTGCTGCAGGAGGCTGTCGCGGATCTGATCGAGGTCGGCATCGGTGAAGCCGAGCAGTTGCCGCTCGGGGTATTGCACGTCGGGGGCGTTGCGGCCGGGGCGGTCACGCAGGCCGTATTGGTGCACGCGGGCAAGGCGGGCGGTGCGCTGCATAAAGCCGAGGGTGATGCTGTCGGGCGTGCTGCGCAGTTTGAGGTGTTTGGCCTGGCGCAGTTTGGTGAACATTTGGCGCTTGATGCGGCCTTGCTTGCCGCGCAGGTTTTGCCGGGGTTTGCGCGGGGTGTAGGCGCTGCCGTCGGGGTTTTGCTGGGCGGCGATGCGCTGTTGCTGGCTGCGGCGCAGCTCACGCGCCACGCTTTGGTTGAGTTTACGGCGCTCGGCCGGTTGCAGTTTGGCGAGCAGCGCGCCGGCCCAGTCTTCCAGGGCGGTTAGTTCATCACTCACGGCGTGCCCCATTGGGCGATCACTTCGCCGTCGGGCGTTTCGAGGCGCAGGGCGCTGAGGGTGAGGGCTTCTTCGACGGTGGGTTCTTCGGGGTGGGTGACGATCAGTGTGCCATCGTCCTGCTTTTTGACGATCACGCGCTCGGTGAGTGGCAGCTTGATGGAGAGGTCTACTTTGCTGCTGTCGAGCACGTCGGCCTCAAAGCTGATGGCGTCTTTGCCTTTTTCGAGGTTCTCGATCAGGTCGCGTTGGTTGACCAGTACCCATGCCAGCAACGGGATGGCGACGGCATCCGGGTGGCCGGGGTAGTCGGTGAGGATGATGTTGAGCGTGTAGCTGTATTCAAACGAAAGCCCCGGCGCGGCGGTGCTGCGGATCACACCCTGGTCAATAAAGACCATGAGGCGGTCGGGCTGGGCGTTGAGGTCGCGCACGCTGGCCAGCAGGTGGGCGCGCAGGGATTCGGGTTTGTTCATGGGTCTGCTCGCGGCTGTTGGTGGTTGTAGATCATGTCGACCTGGGCGGCGCATTCGGACCAGGCCAGTTCGGCGCGTTCCAGTTCGGTGAGCAGCTCGCCGTTAGTGCTCGGGCTGGTTGCTGGCAGCAGGCACGGCACCACTGCCGGACAGCCAGTTTCGATAACCAGCGGCTCCGGTGATGGCGGGGCGTTCGCGCAGCCGGCGAGCAGCAGCAGGGAGAGGCTGATCAGCCCAATGGCGCAGTTCGGCGTTTTCACGTTGCAGCTCCTTGATCTGGTGTTCGCGTTGGGTGAGGCCTTGGCGCAGCAGGTGTTGCGTGCTGCGCAGGGAGGCTTGCGCAGTGCGCTCGGCTTCCAGGGCATCGGTGAGGGTGGTGATGGTGACGGCTTGGCGCTGGATGCGTTGCTCGGCGTGCTGCTGACGCTCGGCGGCCAGTGTTTCGCGGGCGGCCACGGCTTGGCCTTGCTGGTACTGGCCCCAGAACAGCAGGCCGAGGGCGGCGAACAGGGCGAGGCCGTAGCCGATTTGGCGCAGGGTGGTCACGCGGCCACCTGCTGGCCACCACAGCCGCATGCCGCATGCCGCTCGTAAGCGCGCTCCAGCTTCACGTCGTAGAGGTTGCGGGCGAAGGCTGGGCCGTTATAGCGGCGGGCGAACTCGGCCCACTTTTTGGCTTTGAGGGCTTTGTGCAGGGCGGAGTCGGCTTCGATAAAGCGCACGAAGGCCTCGAAGTGCTGGTTTTCGTCCTGCGCCATGCGGGTGAGGAAGTCGTCGAGGCTGCTGTAGCCCAGGTGCTGCCAGTGGTAGCCCATGATTTGGAACGCGCCCCAGCTGCAGGCCTGCGGCGCGCAAAGGGCGTCGATCATTTTGGCATTGGCCAGGCGCTGGTGTTCGGCGGTGCCGCCTGCGTAGCCACCGGGGCGGGTGTTGACCAGGTTGGGGTGCAGTTGGGCGAGTTGGTCGGCGTGGGCTTTGAGTGCGGCGGCATCGTCGTCTTTGTGCTGGGGGGTGGCCAGCAGGCGGTGCATCTGGTGGCGCTCGAACAGAATCTTCGGCTTACCGTTGTCGATGAAACCCACGCCGCTGCTTTCCACCTCGTTGACGGCGTAGACCACGGCCAGCTCAACGCCCAGGCGCTCGGCGGCGGCGACCAGCGTGGTATTGCGCAACATTTGCCGGCAGCTGTAACCAGCGAGGGCGGCGAGGGTTTTGGGGCCTGCGATGCCATCCACAACCAGGCCGACTTTGAGCTGATAGGCGCGCACGGCTTTCTCGGTTTCGTCGCCGAAGTCGCCATCGGCAAACAGCTTGGCTCCGTTGGCGTTGAGGGCGCGTTGCAGTTGCAGCACGGCTTGGCCTTTGGAGCCGTGGCGCAGGCGTTGGGACTGGGTCATGGGGTGGGCCTCAGTAGGGCGGCGAGGTTGCCGCGTGAGCGGTAAACGATGATGCACAACAGCACGGCCACGGCGGTTTGCCAGGGGCTGACGGGCTTGTGGTAGAGCAGGATTTCCAGCCCGGCGCAGAGCAGGGCGGCGATGAGCAGGCAGGCGAGCAGGGATATGCCCCGGCGGATGCGCGCGCCGTTGCGCTGGAAACACACCAGGCGCATGGCTGAGGCGATGTAGGCGACGGCGGCGAGCAGCGGCAACAGGCTGCTGAGGTTGGCTAGCATGGTCACTCTCCTTTGCCTCGCTTGAACCACGCGGGCACCAGGGCGGCGAAGTCGGTCTTTTCGATCAGTTCCAGCACCTTGAGGGCGATGGGCACGACGATGATGGCCCCGACAAAACCACCGGGGCCGGTTTGGGTGATGGGGGTTTGCGCGACGATTTCGGCGGCGCTGACGTAGCCAGCCCCCACGGAAACCATGAGGCCGGTGCAGCGCTGCCAGGCTTTGAGGTCGCGTTGGTTCATGGCGATCAGGGCGGCACCGATGATGGCGCCGAACAGGGCGTTGCCATCCAGGGCGGGCATGAGGGTGGCCAGGCCAACGCCGGCGGCGGCGGTGGCGATAACGGTGCTGGTGGTGGGCTCAGCCATGGGGCGTCCTTTCTTGGCGGTCGGTCAGGCCGTGAGCGAGTTGCACAAACGGCAGGCGGTTGATGCGGTTTACGACTTCACCGAGCAGCGCCGGGGAGTAGCGTTGCGGGCTAGAAAACCCCAAGGCTGCGGCGCAGAACTCGCTGCAGAACATGCGGCGCTGGCTGTGCAGGCCGCTGGCGAGCAGTTGGCTGAAGAACAAGCCGAGCCAGTCGTAGCCTTTGCCTTCGTGCCGCTCGTATAGATCCCATATAGGGATTGGCTTGGCCCATGGCAGCGGGATCAGGTCCCAGTGTTCGAGGTTGAGTTCGATCATTTTCAGGCGCACGCCACCGTCCATGGCTGAGGCGGACAGCCACTGGCCGCCCTGCATGACCAGTTCGCAGTGGCTGTATTTGGAGCCCGTCCAGAGGCGAATGAGGCGGTTGAACAGGGTGCCTTTGCCTTTGTAGAGGGCGAGGTAGATCAGTCCCATAGGTTGACCACTTGGCGTTGGGCGGCTTGGGTGGCAGCCGCTGGCAGGGTGATGAGGGTGCCGTTGGGCAGCACGGGGCCGAGGTCGGCCAGGCCGGGGTTGGCTTCGAGCACCTGCTCGACCACGCCAGCGGTGCGGCCGTAGTAGCGCCAGCAGATGGCGTCGACGGTGTCACCTTGGTGGGCGCGCAGGGTGGTCATTACAGCGACTCCACGGTGGCGTGGCTGATGCCGAGGATGGTGCGCAAGGCTTTGCGGGCGTCGCGGCGCAGCTGGTCGGGGCTGCTTTCTTCTTCGCTGGCGCGTTGGTCGCCGCTGTTGGTGGCGTCGAAGCCCTGGTAGCGCTCGATCAGTTCGGCGGAGGTGTTGCAGTAGATGACGCGCCGGTAGAGGTGCACCAGGGCGCTTTCGTTTTTGAGTTGTTCAGCCGGGACGGCGGCCAGGGTGGTGTGGCCTTCGGCCTCACGGGCGGCGCGGTAGGTGGCCAGCTCGCGGTTGGCTTCGATGATGGCGTTGAAGGTGGCGACCTCCAGCCGTGCATCGGTGACGGCTGAGGTGAGGCGCATGGCGGCGCGCAGGTGGGTGCCGTCCAGGTCTGGCCAAAACCCGCCTTGGGTGATGGGGTGGGCTGTGCTGGTTGCGCCGTTGGCGATGAATCCGCTCATAGTCCGCGAGCCTCGATGCGCCAGATCTCTTGGCGAAGCTCTTTGGCTGTGAAGCTGCCAGCGTTTTGATTGAGCAAAGTGGCAAAAAGCTTAGAGGCGTTACGGCTGCTCAAACCGGCCTGATGAGATGTTGCCGGCATGATGCTGCCGTTGATGATCGGGCCACTGCATACAGTGCGGTCGTAGGCTTCTGTGTCGCGCACGTATTGTTTGGCGACCTCAAATAGAAACTCGTCTGCTGGGGTCGGCTTGAACTCGCACAGGTACTGGTCGGCGAATTGCTGCATTGCTGGCCACTCGAATAGGTCGGCGGTGGTCGGGGCTGCTCAGTGCGGGAAGGAGTCACCCGGCTGAGCATCCCCGAGCCGCCGGGGTGCGTGGGGACGCTCGGTTAGCTGGCCGGGGTTGCCTGGTTATCTTCGGCTGCAGGAGTTGCCGGGGTTGCCGGGTTCTCTTGTGGCCCCTGATCACCGGGGTTTTCCAATGGCACAGCGTATTTCTTGAGGAGGCGCTCAACGCGCTCCAGATCTTTTCTGCCACCGCAGCTGCTGTTGAGGTCGATGGCTTTGCTGAGGTGCGCTTGGGCGGCCTGCAGGTGGACGTGGTCCAGTTCGGCGGGCGCTTCGGCATCCACCAGGGCGAAGTAGCCTTTGCCCAGTGCGAGGTGCAGCTTGGCGCGGACTTCGTCGGGCATGTCTTGCTCGGCGGTGACTTGTGCAGTGCGCTCCAGGATATCCAGGGCGAAGCTGTTGCCAGCCTTTTGCGCTTTGAGGGCAGCCTCGGCGATTTCCTCGGCGACGAGGGTGCCGGTGGTGCGCTCAAAGCGGTCGGGCATTTTCATGTTGTGGCGGATGACGTAGTCGGCAATCTCCAGCGCGCCGGGGTAGTCGGCGGCATCGATGCGCCACAGCATGACGGTGGTGAGGACTTCGTCCTGGGCTCCGTTGCCGGATTGCAGAACGCCTTGCACGTAGGGTTGGTATTCGGGCAGCAGCACGCTTTTGAGCTCGGCCTTGCCCTGATTGGATTGCACCTGCTTGAGGCGCGCACGGTGCTGGGCCAGTTGGGCCAGTTGCAGCTCGTAGCTGTTGGCACCGGCCATGGTGGCGGCCGGCGCAACGGCGGCGGCCTCCTGGGCTGCAGTCACCTGCAGAAAATGGCGCTTGGCTGGACTCATGGCCATGGCGGTTAGGCCTCCAGCTCGATGTTTTCAACCAGGCAGCCGAGGCCGTAGTCCTCGACGACGTAGTCGTCGTTACTGGACTCGAAGTTCTCGATGCGGTTCTTGCCAGGGTTCTCCTGGACGTGACGGCGGCGGCCACCGATCTGCCAGTAGATGGCGAGGTTTTCCAGGCTGGTGATGAGCATGGCGTTGTCTGGCACATAGGGCACTTCTACCGGTTGCTTACCGCCCATGCGCTTCTGGGAAATGATCATGTCGGTGGCCAGCTTCTCGGAGGCTGCTTGGTCCTTGTTGATCAGCGGGAAGTATTTGTCGTGCACCAGGTTACTGCCGAGGATGACGACGATGCCGGGGTCTTTGCGGTGCCAGGGGTCGATCAGGTTGGCGACGGCATCGAAGACCAGGGCGTCGAGGTTGTTGTAGTCGGCTGCTGCGCCGGTGCCGATCAGGATCTTGCCGGCGGCCTTGCCGTCTTTGAGCACGCGGGCGGCGGCATGGGTGCGGTACTTCTGCAGCCAGCCGATGTTGACGTCTTGCAGCAGTGGGTTGGCGACGCGGTTGGTAGTGGCGGCGGCGCTGGTGCCGTTAAAGCCGATCATGATGCGGTCGAGCGCCTGGCGCTTGAGGATGGCATCACGCAACTTGGCCTGGAAGTCGGGGAACTTGGCCCAGGCGTCCAATTGCGAGTAACGCACGGCGGTGTCGAAGTCGGTTTGACGGCATTCGTAGCCGTCCTTGCTCAGATCGGATACGTCACGCGGCGTACGGACGCCGGAGCCGGTGGTGTCGGTGCGACCGGCGATGGTGCTGCTGACGCCAAGGCCGACTTTTTCGCCTTTTAGCTCGTCGACGCCGGGCATGCCGATGCGGGTTAGGAACTCGCTTGATTCCTGCATGCGGGTTTCAAGGCGCTGCTGGACGGTTGGGTCTACAGCAAAAGTTTTGGTGGCGTCGGATACGCCGCTGAGCTTGGCGAGTTGGCTCAGGTAGGCGTCAAAGTGGTGGCGGGTATCGTTGCGCATTGTGTTCTCCGGTATTCCTTGGCTAGGGCTTGTCCGTTGGGATCAGCAGTCGGTGAGGGCGGCTGGGTCACCGCCGGCGACGTGGGGGCGCGGCTTGTGCGAGTGGTGTTCGGTGTCGCCCAGTTTTTTGACCAGGGCGGCGAAGTCGTTGGAGAGCGTGTCCACCTTGGTTGCCAGATCCTGGCGGGCGGCGGCTTCTGCGCTGAATGCATCGCCCTGTTCCTTTGCGTGGTTGGCCAGCGCTTCCACTGCGTTGGTCAGGTCGGAGAATTGGGCGTCATCCTTGACCGTTTTTTCCTTAACTTTGCCGAGAATGCCCAGCACGCGGCTGAACAGTGCGTCGGTCTTGCTCGGTTGCTCGGTGACTTCTTCGAACTCCATTTCGACTTCTTCACAGACGGTGAAGAGGTCGGAGGCATCTTGCTTGCGCGCTTTGAGCGGGCTGGCGTCCGGGTGCTTGGCTGCGAAGGTGAGCATTTCAGTGCCCAGGCTGGCTGGGGTGTCGGTCACGCCGAGGCCCATGAAGTAGGCCTTGCCGGTGGCGGCGAACTTTTCGCGCACCTCAATGCTGGTGAAGATTTTTTGCTTGAGCTTGTTGACCATGGTGACCAGGTCGTCGGTGGGCTCAATTTGGGCGTACAGGCCGCGCACTGTTTGGCCGTCGATTTGGACGTCTTCGGCTTTCAGCGCGAGGACGTCGCCGTAGGCGCGGAATGGTGAGTCCGGCAGGACGCCGCGAATGTGTTCCATCCAGACACGGGCACCGTATTTTGCGCGGTCGTAGCTGGCGGCCATTTCGTCGATCCATTGACGTTCGATGGTGCGGCCGTCGGTGGTCGCACCCTCTACGGCGACGCGGAACCATTTGGAGCGGAATTTCTTCATGGGGGCTTGTCCTCGATGCGGTGGCGGTGCCATTGCGTTGAGGGCATGGTCGGCACCGCGCGCATGGGCGGCAACGCGGCGGTGTTGTTAGGCAGGGGCTGACAATGCGGGGGGCGGGTAGCCTTCGCGCGTGCGCGGCAGCATCTGCGCCATGAATGCACTCGTTGAGTTACCCACTGACCACCGCCGCCATGCCAAACACTTGTATTGGCAGGGCTACCGCGTGTGCGAGATCGCCGAGCTGATTGGGGAGAAGGAAAAAACCCTGCACAGCTGGAAAGCCCGCGATGAGTGGGACCGGGCCACGCCGCTGGAGCGGGTGCAGGCGGCGACCGAGGCGCGGTTGGTGCAACTGTTGCTGAAAGATCCGAAGACCGGGACGGACTTCAAGGAGATCGATCTGCTGGGCCGGCAATTGGAACGCCAGGCGCGCATTGCGCGGTACCAGGACGGCGGCACCGAGGCGGACTTAAACCCGGAGATAACCAAGCGCAACGCTGGGGAGAAGCGTAAGCCGAAACGCAATGAAATTGGAGAGGAACACGTCGAGAAGCTGGTCGAGGCGTTTCTAGACGGTTGCTTCGATTATCAAAAAGACTGGTACCGGGCGGGCAATCAGCGCACGCGGGCCATTCTCAAGTCTCGCCAGATCGGGGCCACGTACTACTTTGCCCGCGAGGCGTTGATTGATGCGCTGACGACGGGGCGCAATCAGATCTTCCTCAGTGCGTCGAAAAATCAGGCGCACATCTTCAAGGCTTACATCCAGGCGTTTGCCCGTGATGTGGTGGGCGTTGAGTTGACGGGGGATCCGATCATTCTACCCAACGGTGCCGAGCTGCACTTTTTGGGTACCAACGCGCGCACGGCGCAGGGGTACCACGGCAACTTTTACTTCGATGAGTTCTTCTGGACGTTCAAGTTTAACGAGTTGAACAAGGTGGCCAGCGGCATGGCCATGCAGAAGCAATACCGCCGCACGTACTTTTCAACGCCCAGTTCGATGGCGCATGAGGCGTATACGTTCTGGACGGGTGAGCGCTTTAACAAGGGCAAACCGAGCGCGCAGCACATCAAGTTGGATGTGAGCCACGGCGCGCTGCAGCAGGGCCGGTTGTGCGAGGACCGGTTGTGGCGGCAGATCGTCACGATTCTGGATGCCGAGGCGGGCGGCTGCGATCTGTTCGATATCGATGAGCTGCGCCTTGAGTACGCGGCCGAGGCCTTCCAAAACCTGCTGATGTGCGAGTTCGTCGACGACGGGGCGAGCATCTTCCCGCTGAACATGCTGCAGCCGTGCATGGTGGACAGTTGGGTGGAGTGGGCTGAGGACTACAAGCCATTCGCCCAGCGGCCATTCGCTGAACGGGCCGTGTGGGTGGGGTATGACCCCGCCGAGACGGGCGACTCTGCCGGTTTGATTGTGGTGGCCCCGCCGATGGTACCGGGCGGGAAGTTCCGCGTGCTGGAGCGGCATCAGTTCCGGGGGATGGATTACGAGGCGCAGGCCGAGACGATCCGCCAGGTGACGATGCGCTATTGGGTGACTTACATCGGCATCGATGTGACGGGCATGGGCAGCGGCGTGGCGCAGTTGGTGCGGCAGTTCTTCCCCGGCCTCAAGACGTTCAGCTATTCGCCGGAGGTGAAGACGCGCCTGGTGCTCAAGGCGTGGTCGGTGATCAGCAACGGGCGGCTGGAGTTTGACGCGGGCTGGACGGACTTGGCGTCGTCGCTGATGGCCATCCGCAAAACCGTGACCGCGAGCGGGCGGCAGTTCACGTACACCGCCGGGCGCAATGACAACACGGGCCATGCCGACTTGGCGTGGGCCTTATTCCATGCACTGCACAACGAGCCATTGGAGGGCCAGACGTCCTCCAATACGGCCATTATGGAGATCTACTGATGAGTAAGCGTCGCAATCAAGGCCAGCAAGTGGCCACCCAAACGCCGCCCGCTGAGGGTGAGGTGATGAGTGCGGCGTCAGGCCATGCTGAGGCGTTCACCTTTGGCGACCCCACGCCGGTGCTGGATGGTCGGGAGATCCTCGATTACCTGGAATGCTGGAGCAATGGCCGCTGGTTTGAGCCGCCGATATCGCTGGAAGGTCTGGCGAAGTCGACCAAGGCCAGCGTGTACCTGCAGAGCGGGCTGACATTCAAACGCAACATGCTGGAGCGGCATTTCATCCCGCATAAGCTGCTGGGGCGGGCGGCCTTCGGGCAACTGGCGCTGGACTGGGTGACGTTCGGCCAGGCGTATGTGGAGCGGCGCGAGAACATGCTGGGCCAGCCGCTGGCCTTGCTGCCGTGCTTGGCGAAGTACATGCGGCGCGGGGAGGATCTGCAGACCTATTACCAGGTGCGCGGGTTCAAGGATGAGCACGTCTTCAAGGCGGGCAGCGTGTGCCACTTGCGCGAGGCGGATATCAACCAGGAGGTGTATGGCCTGCCGGAATGGTTTGCGGCGTTGCAAAGCGCGCTGCTGAATGAGTCGGCCACGTTGTTCCGCCGTAAGTATTACAACAACGGCTCACACGCCGGGTTCATCTTGTACATGACGGACGCGGCGCAGAATGAGGACTTCGTCGGCGATCTGCGCAACGCGATGAAGAACAGCAAAGGCCCCGGCAATTTCCGCAACCTGTTCATGTATGCACCTGGTGGGAAGAAGGACGGCATCCAACTCATCCCGATCAGTGAGGTGGCGGCCAAGGATGACTTCGCCGCCATCAAGAACATCAGCCGCGACGACTTGCTCGCGGCGCTGCGCATCCCACCTCAACTGCTGGGCATCGTCCCGCAAAACGCGGGCGGCTTCGGCAGTCTGCGCGAGGCCTCTGAGGTGTGGGCGATGAATGAACTGGAACCGATGCAAGCCCGCCTGGCCCAGCTGAATGACTGGGTGGGGGAGGAGGTGATCACATTCCGGCCGTTTGAACTACCGGCGAAGGGGTGAAAGCCCCCGCGCAGTAAACGAGGCGACGAGCCGGTGCGCTAACACCGGCTCGACGTCGAACCACTCGAGCACGCCGAGTGATCCAACCAAGGCCTCGCCCCACTGCGCAGGGGGTGCGGAGCCTAAGCGAATCCAATAGCTGAAAACAAGGATCACTTATGTCTACACCGATTTTTCCCTGGATGGGCGGCAAGCGCCGCATGGCTAAACACATTCTCCCGGAGTTCCCAGACCATGAGTGCTACGTCGAGCCGTTTTGCGGCGGCGCGGCATTGTTCTTTATGAAAGAGCCCAGCCGGGTTGAGGTTATCAACGACTTCGATGGTGAGGTGGTGAACCTTTACCGGGTGGTGGCTCATCACCTGGAGGAACTGGTGCGCCAGTTCCGTTGGTCGCTGGTCAGCCGGGTGATGTTCGACTGGGCCAACATGCAGATCCCGGCGACGCTGACCGATATCCAGAGGGCGGCGCGGTTCTTCTACCTGCAGCAGTCATGCTTTGGGGCCAAGCCGACCGGGCGCACCTTCGGTACCGCGACCACGTCACCGCCCAAACTGAACCTGCTGCGCATTGAGGAGAAACTCAGCGAGGCACACCTTCGGCTGGCGCGGACAACCATCGAGCACCTGGACTGGAAGGAATGCATCAGGCGCTATGACCGCGAGCACACGCTTTTTTACCTGGACCCGCCTTACTGGGAGACGGCTGGGTACGCACCTGGTGCGTTCAACTTCGAGCAGTACCAAGCCATGGCTGAGCTGGCCGGTTCGATAAAGGGGCGGATGGTTATCTCGATCAATGACCACCCACAGATCCGCGAGGTGTTCGCGGGGCTGCGCCTCAAAGAAGTCCCACTTCGTCACACGGTCGGTGGGCATGGCGGTAAGCAGGCCAACGAGTTGATCTACTTCAACTGGTAGTCAACAGCACCAACAAAGAAACCGCCCTCGCAGACTGTGTGAAAACTCTGTGTTGCTGGCGACGATACAAAAGCAAGCGCCCCGACTGGTTCGGGGCGTTTGCTTTTGCGGCCGAAAATCTCAGTGCAAGCCTGTTTAGGCCAGCAACTCGATCATTCTGCGCGCGCCTAGCACGTTGATGGCTCGTTTAAGGTTATAGGCTTGCACCGCCAGTGACATTTCCGCCCTTGCTCCGCTGAAATGGCGCATGAGGAAGCGGCCGTTGCCGAACAGCCATTGTTTGAGATTGCCGAAAGGGTGCTCAACGATAGAGCGGCGCCTGAGCATCATCTCCGGGTGGGCTGCCAGGCGTTGCTCCATGCGCTCGAACGCCGCCTCATGGGCGTGCCGTGAGAGGTAGCGTTGCTTGGCCTGCGTGCAGTTGGCTTTCAGTGGACAGGCGGCGCAGTCTTGCGGGTTTGCCGCGTAAATCCGACTGCCTCGGTTGAGCTGTTTGAGTGTCAGCGTTTTGCCTGCTGGGCATTGATAGCAGTCGCTTTGCTCGTCATAGGTAAAGGCGCTGCGCTCAAAGTGCTGGCCGTCACCCTGGGTGTTAATCGCGCGGTTCGGTGGCACATAAGCGGTGATCTTGGCGTCCTCGCAGGACTGGAAGTGTTCGCCATTGGAGTAACCCGCATCGGCTGTGACATCCAACGTTTCTTGCTCCAGCACAGCCTTGGCCGCCGTAGCCACTGGCTCCAGTTGTTGGTTGTCGGTGCTGGCATCGGTTACGTCGTGATGCAGGATCAGGCAATGTTTGCTGTCGACTGCCGTCTGCACGTTGTAGGCCACGCGCGGGCCCAGATGTGTGCGCATCATCTTGGCATCGGCTTCGCCCACCACGAACTGTTCTAGCCCTTGCGCCTCCATCAGTGCCTGGGTGGTCAGGTTGTTGTCGTGCTTGTGCCGCAACTGCTGCAGGGCCTGCTTGACTGCGACCCGGTCAATTGGCTCAGAACTCTGCGCTGCATCGCCTGCATCCAACTGGGCCAGGTACTGCGCGATATGTTTTTCCAGTGTGTCTTGTTGGCGCTTGAGCTGCTTGAGGTTCAGGTGTTTGCGCGCGGAGGCGACCGCCTGAAATTTGCTGCCATCGATGGCCACCAGCTGCCCGCTGATCAACCCCACCTGGCGGCAGAACTGCACGAACGCTTTGCATGTCGCCTGAAAGGCTGCGCTGTTGTCCTTGCGAAAGTCTGCGATGGTTTTGAAGTCAGGCGCCAAACGACCGAGCAGCCACATCACCTCGATATTGCGCTGGCACTCAGTCTCCAGCCGGCGCGAGGAACGGATACGCTGGAAGTAGCCGTACAGGTAAAGCTTGAGCAGATCTGCGGGGTCGTAGGCCGGGCGCCCGGTCTTGAGCGGCTGGGCTTTGCTGAAGCCCAAAACCTGGAGATCCAACCGGGCCACATAGGCCTCAATGACCCGCACCAGGTGATCTTCGGGAACCAACTCTTCCAACGTGGGTGGAAACAGACTGCTCTGCTGGCGACCTTCGCCTTGGATATAGCCCATAAACGACAATGCCCGTATCGAACGATACGGGCATTGTCTTCAACTCGCCTTCAGCTGGCTAGGTTTTCACACAGCCTGCGTAGGCGGCTTCTGTTGGATCAGGCCTGCGGCCGCATGTGCGGGAACAGGATCACGTCGCGAATCGAAGGTGAGTTAGTCAGCAGCATCACCAAACGGTCAATACCGATGCCCTCGCCAGCGGTCGGCGGCATGCCGTACTCCAGCGCGCGGACAAAGTCGGCGTCGTAGTGCATGGCTTCGTCATCACCGGCGTCCTTGTCAGCCACTTGCTGATGGAAGCGCGCGGCCTGATCTTCGG